CCAGATGGTGTTTGTTTAACCTTGTAAACATCATTCATGTATGTTTTATAATTAAAATACAAAACCTGAACAATATTATTGTCTTTATCAGGATCGCTTGGCGCGTTACTTATGTATTTAGTTACATTATTTCCTTGTTTTTGGGCATCTAGTAAATCTTCATTTGTTAAGTCAGGAAATTGTTTTTTCAATTCGTTTATTGGTATATTTTTAACCTCACCCACGTAGTATATATCATCAAAATACGGATCTTCTGTATGTGAATACACTAAGTTAGCTGGGTCAACATAATCAATAGTAACACCCTCTACGTTATTAAAATTATTTTTAACAGCGCCTATACCAAGAACTGTTAAATCATAATAAAATCTTTTTTTAATTAACTCGTAATTATTACCAGCAAATAACGTTGTTAAAGCTTGTTCTTCTGCTAATTCAATTGATTGTTTATAATCTAGTTGCATATGAACAGCTAATTCTTCTGTTGTTTCTGGTAAAACACTTTGATCAGTTTTAAACGTATTAATACCAAATGCTTGCATAGCATAATTACCAACTTCCTGTGTATCCATGTCAAACATAATATTTTCCATGTAATCAGTTCTTTGCTTTACACTAAAGGGATCTTGTGCATAAGCTTTAATATCATAAAATCTTTCAGCAATACCATTAACTACTATATCTACAAATTTAGGAATAATAGGTACTGGTTTCCAGTCTAAATTAAGATAAGATAAATCACCGTTTATAGATAATTCGTCTTTATATTTTTGTACTGACTGCTCTCCTCTAGCATATAAACGTAGTTTGTGAAAATTATTTTGATTAAATCTTAATCTATCGCCTCCTGACTTAGTACCTAACCATTCATGTTCAATAGCTTTTGCCACTTTTAAACCGTATTCATAACTACGTTTTTCAGCATCGCTTACCACTTGACTTGGAAAATAATCTTGTTTAATTGGTTTCGCCATATTTATTTTATAATTTGTGATCTATCGCCAGTATTTCTATATCTAGCAAAATTAATATTTACTTTATCTTTTTTTATTGTTGCGTTTGGCTTGTATAAATGTCTGTTACACGCCATTATTGCTAATCCACTACTAATAGTAGCATCAAATTTTGTTCTTTTTGTTATATCAAACCTAGCCCAATCGTTTAGTGTTTTGTTAAAATACATATCACCGTAAGATGTGTCTTGCTTAACACCAATATGCTCCTGTATATACATTTCAATAGCAGAAGCGTGCGCTTGTTTTATATCTTCACTTGAATTTGGTATCCCACCTATTTCTTTTTCTGTAACGGATAATTTGTTCCAAATTTTATCAGGTCTATTCATTGAATAACCTCTATAACCTCTTCTACGTAAATGATATAATAACCTAGGTTTATTATTCTCTGCAAGTATCGGCATTCCGTAAAATATTAATGCCATTAAAACATCTTCAAAAAACATCTCAGCTGTTTGTGGTCTAGCTATATATTCTAAAAAAAAATTATTAGCTGGAACTTCCTCCATGCTAAATTTAGTTAAACCATGTAACGCTCCTTTTGATCCTTGACCATCCACTGTTCCTGATATATCATAACTATCACATCCAAAAGCGCCTAAGTGTTCATTACCAGGAAATTTAACACCATTTTTTGTTACAATTTTATTTTGTAAATGCTTAGGTGGAAACCAAGATACATTAAATCTTCCTTTTAAATCTGGATAAAATATTACTTGTGTGTCTTTAACACCGTTGACCCACTGAAAATTACCAGTAGATATTTGATTATCACCACCCGCTTCCTCGTTAAAGTCTATTTGTTCGTATATTTTTGCTAAATTAAATATACTGTTTTTAGTTTCATCTCTAAATGCGTGTTCTTCAGATCTTGGAAATTGTCTATAAAACTCATTTAAAGCGTCAGGGTCATTTTTTAATCCCTCAACTTCATTATCCCAGTGATCTATAACTCCAGTATCTATTAATTCTCCGTAGTAATCATACGTTGGATCTGATGGTGTATTAAACACTGGCATACCATACTTGTCCATAAAACCTTCATAGTTCCATTCCATTGGTATAAACAAACTATATAAACCAGATTTAGTTTGTCCATTTTTATTTCTTTTTGTTACATCAGAATCTTTAAATAATTTCTTAAAATTATCTCCACCTTTATCTAATGCATTTGATGTGCTTCCCATCATACATTTACCAATAACCCTACTACCTAATCGTAAACATGTTTTTGTTACTCTCCAGTTATTTAAAATATTATCAGGTCTTTCCCACTTACCACTCTCATCATGTACTAGTAAATTAAGTTTTTCACCATCATAACTATTATCTCCAGTATTCTTCCAATCAATAGTTGTATCTAAACCTACAATTTCTTCAATCTGTTCATTCGTTTGAAGTTTCTTTCTAGTAAACTTTTGAGCCGGGACCCTATATGCAAGTTCGCTTTTTGGTCTATCCATACCATCCTGAATCGGCTTAAAGAAAAACGGGTAATTAACAGATATTGGTACAACCTTATCCGTAAACATCTTTTTAGAATCCCAACCAGATTTTGATAGTATACCAAATCTTGCATCACTCGAGATAGTAGCAGCGTTAACTGTCTCCGCGCTTGCCATAAACGAGAAACCAGATCGTCTGTTTTTAAGGTAACATATTCCATAAGCGCGTTTATCTGCTTTACAAGCTTCCCAGAATAAAAAGAATAATCTATTGGATTCTCTAAATTCAGGAGCACCCACATCAATTTTTGACCACTGAAGATACATATAGTGAGTACCGGTAATGTAAGTAGGCTTACCATTATTATTAAACCAAAAACCATTCTCTCTACGATTAAACTCTTCATTGATATAATCAAACCATTTATCTTTATGTTCACTTGGGTAATCTCTCCAGTCAAAAATGGTTTTTACGTTTTTTAATGCTTTTGGATATTCAAATTGTTCCCAATATTGTTCTTTTTTCTTTTTTGATCTACTATAAACCTTAGTAGCAGGAGGTAAAGCTATTTTAAAATTTTGAATTTCATATATCTCACCTATTTGGCCTGTTTTACTTATAACTACAACATCATGCTCTTTATTGTAACCATACTTCCACTTCTTACTTTTATTAAGCCTTTTTAAAGTATTAATCCTTATTGGCTCAATAATTTTATATAAAGTTTGTTCGTACATTATTTAGATCTTCTTTCAGCAAAACCTTGAAAAGTGTTTTCTTTTTGCGTTGTAGGTTTATCTTCTAATATATTTTTTTCTTCTTCAATTCTATTCAATATCTCAAACGCGTCAAATATAGCTAATTTTTTAGTTGCTGCTGCGTTTTTTAATCTATCAGCTGAAACATCATCTTCACTATCAACAATCTTTTCTTTAGCTACTTTTATTAACTCGTCCACCGCCTTGTAACCAGCTTGGATTATATTCTTCTTCTTGTCCTTGATATTCATATTTAATTGAAATTTCACTAGTTAAAACTCTATATAGTCTTTCACCGTTAATAACAAATTCAAATTCACTACTTGGTGTAAAACCCACTAAATCACCTTCTTCAATCATGATTAAGTTGTTGTCTTTATATTTCATAATACCAACTAAAGACTGTTCTTTATCAACTTTTAATTTATCATATGATTTAATTGGTTTGACAAAACAATAACCATCTAAAGCTTTCCATTCATCATTTCTTTTGTAAGCATATATTTGGTCAGAGTTTACAGAATAAGTTTTTTCATTAATAAAACCTCTACTGTTTTTTTCTATACCACGCATATTGTGCCATCTTCTAAAAACATTATGGTGTATTAATACTGTATCGCCAACGCGTAAATCACTATCAAGTAATTTAGGTGTAGCTGTAACCTTAGCTTCTCTATTAATATACTGATGATTAAATATCTCTGTATTTAATATAAGTTCCTTATTACCAACTTGTTTTTTGTTGTTATACCTTTTACCTATCGGTTCAACTATAAAATTATATAATGCGTGCATTAATATTCCAGGTTGTATTCCACTGAAACAGCCATATTTTTATTAAAATCTTTCCAAGGTAAAACCTCATTGTCTTTTTTAATATAAATGCTGTATTTAGTATCCTCCTCTATTATATCACAAATTGTATGCCCGCCGTAGACCTCTTGGCCAACGGCGTAATGCATAGCTTCATTTTTATAATCCTTACCAATACTTATCTTACGTATTAGCTTGCTCATCAGCTTCAGGTATTTCTTGTATTGTACCGTCTTGTATATTTATACTGACCTTACCGTACTCTTCCTCAAGTTTATCCTGAAGTTCTTTCAGTTCTTTTTGAAGTTGAGGTATAGCGCCAACAAGAGCATACTTTTGAGACTCTAATTGACCTAATTGTAATTGAGCGCTGTTAATTTTATTAACATGCCCCTGCAATTCTTGTAATTGCTCGTCAGTGATTTTTTCTACTTTTTTATTCATAATTAATTAAATTTTAGTTAAAATTGTACTTTATTACTATTACACAAATAATAGTATTCTTAACAACCTATTGTCATAGTGTATTAAGCGTCTGCCATACCTTTATAAAGATCCATTGCTTTTGCAGCAACGTAAGCCTGTTTTACAGGATTTTTAGCGCTATCTTTCAAGTCCATATCAAATGATCCACTTACTGAGCAGATTTGATTGTTAGGATTTGCATCTCTAGCCGCTTTATCTTTATAAACATTTGCGTGCCAATTTCCAACTGTATTTTGCACCCATTTAGTATCAGTTACTTCAGGGGTTTTAATTGTACCATCAGAATTGTACACAGCTGCAGTCTTTACGTAATTCTCAGAATTGCTATTACAACTCCAATTTACACTTGATATTTTTACATACGCATCACCTACAGTGATACCTTTGTAATCATATGATCCTTTTAATGCCATGTTTTTAAATTTAAAGGTTAAACAAATTTAGTTTTATAATTACACTGTTTTTAGTATAATTAAATACTTTCTTTCTATGGGCTATCATCACCACG